TGAGTTAGATATGCGTTGTAAAACATATAAAACAAACGGCACATACGTTACAATATGTAATTGTAAGTACGGCATATACTCACACTAAGGAGGATAAATGAAACTAACAGTAGTAAGAACACAGTTTGGAACTGATGCAACGAATGGTATGTTGTTTATTAATGGCATATTTGAATGTTATACAGTAGAGGACCAATATCAGGCTGTGAAAATAATGCACGAAACTTGCGTACCTGAAGGTTTGTACGATATTCAGTTTAGAAAGGTAGGAGGTTTTCACGAAAGATATAGTAAACGTTATAAAAACGCACACTATGGAATGTTACATTTACAAGATGTTCCTAATTTTACCTATATCTTAATTCACGCAGGGAATAGCTCGGATGATTCCAGTGGTTGTATCCTTACAACTACAACTCAAACTGATTTAGACAGTGCAAAAGCAGGGTTTGGTGGACAAAGTCAATTAGCGTACAAGCGTATGTATGACAAGGTGGCTGCTGTTTTACTTCAAGGAAAAAAAGTAGAAATAGAAATTACAACAATAGATAAATTGTTTGATAAACCTGCAGAAGAATCAGATGTTTACGAGAAGTTACAAGAGATTAGTGGTGAAATCAAAACATTAAATGCTAAACTTGATGGTAGAAACATAATATAATGTTTGAAAGAAAAAACAGAGCAAGAAACCAGGATGGTACATTCAAAAAGGATGTATGGTGGACACCTTGGTCCGATTCGTGGGAGTATAAAATGAGTGAAGATCTCAAAGATATGCTTGAAAGAACTGCTTGGACCTTCATTGAAGCGTTCATTGGTGCATTGACAGTTGCTCCATTAGTTGGTGTAGAAGCTGAAACATTACAGTTAGCTGCATTAGCTGGTGGTGGTGCAGCACTTGCAGTGGTCAAGACTTACGCTAAAAAACAAATTACAAAGTAGATTTTGTCATACATCATAGCTAGACTATGAACAACAGAAAGGGCTGCCTATGACACAAGAGTTAGGTAATAACTACTATAAATCAGGTTGGCAACCTTCTATTGAATTTGATGAAAAAACAGGCAAAGGTGATATAACCTATGTCGGCACTGATCCAAACTACAAAGATAAATACGATAGTATATTGCAGGGCTTTGGATTTGATCCTAGATATTACAAGATAGATGGCTCTGTCAAGGTATCACAGTGGGAAGGTCAGTTAAAAGGTGGTAAAGTTACCACCTTTTATGCGTTTAAGGGAGTTGTAAAACGTAAGAATCCTGCACTAGATGAATACTTTGATGAGTTATGCAAGATATATTTAAAGAAACCTAAGCTAAAAAACAAGAAGTATGGTGGTGATACAGCGTTTATATGGACAATGGCTGACTGGCAACTAGGAAAAGCAGACTATGGAGTAGAAAATACCCTTAAACGCTACGAGGAAGCCCTTATAGAGGGGGTTCATCAGATTAAGGCACTGCGTAAGGGAGGAACATCAATAAATGAGATATTTTTACTAGGTTTAGGCGATTTGACAGAGAACTGCGACCAATCTTTCTATTCTTCTATGCCTTTCAATATAGAATTGACACTATCACAGCAATATAAACTAGCTAGACAGATGATTATGCAGACTGTTGATACATTTTTACCACACGCAGACAAGATTACTATGTGTGGGATAGGTGGTAATCACGGAGAGATGACCAGATCAGGCAAAGGACAGGTATTATCAGACAGATTAGACAACTCTGATATGATGCACTTTGAAATATGCAAAGAGATTATGGCACAGAATCCAAGATACAAGAAGGTTACAACAATATTGCCTACAGATTATCACCATTTGCTAGAGATAAAAGGCAAAGCTGTAGCCATAACACACGGACATATGACAGGTGGTGGATCAGGTCCAGAAGCTAAGATAATGAAGTGGTGGCAAGGTCAAATGTTTGGTTGGTTGCCTAGTGGTGCTGCTGAAATATTAATTACAGGACACTATCATCACCCAAGATTACTGAAACAAGGTAAGCGTACTTGGTTTCAGTGTCCAAGCATAGATGCGAGTAAAGACTTTACTGCAAGAACAGGTATGTGGAATGAACCTGGAGTGCTAACTTTTACAATAGACAAGAATGGTTGGAGTAACTACAAGATAGTTTAGACACCACAGTAACCTGAACATTCATCATCAAACAACGAATATTGTGGGTCATCTTCTGCTATAAAATCTATTGATCCTAATGGTTGCATTTTTCTGTGTAAAAATAATTCTCCATCTAATTTATTTACAAACTGACTTTCTTTGTTAGACCTTAATTGCTTATCAAAATCTACTGCATACTCAAACTCTTTTGGGTGCTTGTCTTTTATTCTTTGCCACTCTTTATTGTCGTGGTAAGGACAGATAATACAAGCTGATCTTGGTGGTTGTGGAAATCCAAGTGATTCAAAATAATGTAAACAATCGTGTCTTGTTATTTTATTTTCTATAAGTGGATAACAATTAATAGCCCATTTGTTAGGTGGGTATTTAGCTCTCTGTATTTCATCTTGTGATATTCCCATTACTATCTCTACAACTTTGCCACGCAAATTAGTAACACCTAGTATCTCTCTAATTCTTTTGTTTATTGGTTGTATCTTGTAACGATCTGTACAAGTTCTAAGTGTAAGTCCTTGTTTGCCACTAGGATTTTTTACAAATACTGGTATAGATGCAAAGAAACCTACAGATGACATCAAGTCTTTAGTTATATCTCCTGTGTTTCTGTCGTTATTAACTATCTCTATTTTAATTTTGTCAGATACTTTTTCCTCTAAAAATTTAAACCAATCATATACTTCTTTGGGTTCGTTGCCTGTATCTGCAAAGATTGCTGCATCAACAGGCGCTATCTCGCCATTGTAAATCTTCATAAGTAATGTGCTTGATTGCACACCTGCACCTAAAGATAGTATGCGTAGATCAGGTTTTTTATCTAAAACTTTTTCATCTGCTAATCGCATTTCTTTTAAATACACTTATGAGCTACCATCTAAAGCTAAATAATAACATTCATCACAAATAGGATAAACACCTGCTACTTGGTATGGCTCTTCCTCTGTTACAATAAGATTATTGACAGGAGGACATCTAAATATATAGATCATTCTTCTTCTTCGTTAGTCCAAGTCATCATAAAGTTTGGTGTTATATTAAGCATAAGCTGTTGTCCATTAGACATTTGTAATGCTTGACAATTAAATAACAAATTACCTTTGTCATCTTTTCTTTGCAACAATTCACCTAATAGCATAGGTACTGTTGCTTGTTTCAGTTGTACACCATCTAGTACCATTTTTCCTCCTAATATTTCTTTGCGTATTTTTCATACAAATAGCCAACATCTTTCAATATCTTTTCGTTATCTATAAACATAGTTGTTTCAGGCATTAATTTTTGTTGCCATTTAAAATCGTAGTCTATTGATATTAAATTATTTATATTCCAAGTTATGATTTTTGTACGATATTCTGTAAGGTAAATAAATTCTTTACCTTGTTTCTTTGCCTTGTCATAATTACTGTACAGCTTTTGTTTCTCTATTATCCAAGGATCGTAATACTTATCTCTTGATTTTATTTCAATAAGATATTGTTTGTTTTCACAATCGTATGTTTCAAACATATCCTCTGTTTCAACAAGCTGATCCATAAATGGAAACAAGTTATTGATGTATCGTATAATATCTCTTTGGTTCATAATTTATAATGTTCCTACAATCCATACACAAACCATCAATAATAAATGTTGGCTCTCCATACAGGTCATTCTGACCAATGTTACAGCTACGACAACGCATCTTTCAATTTGTCTATCATAGCACTAGCATCTCCTTGCGTAGCTTCTCCACTTGCAATAAGTTTTTTAGCTTCCTCATACAAGTCATCTAGTCCTTCATCTTTAGCTTGTCCACTAAGTGTATTGATAAAGCTAATCTGCCCATCACTAATCTTCTTTAGTTTCCAAGGTCCATCAGGTATATCTGCCACTTCTTCCTCCTTCTTTTCTTCAACCTCACCTAAGTTTTCTATTATCTTATTTACAATAGGTGCGTTGCCTGTTCTTTCCTCAAATGTATCTTTATGTTTATCAATGTATATATCTACAAGATCCTCAAATATTTTTATAGTTTCTTGTGTCCATTGTTCAACATTTTCTATATTTGTTTTTATAATAGTGCGTTCCACACACTGTTTGTAGCATTTACTTGCAAAAGTTTTGTCATCATTACACCTTGACATAACCATTTTTTTAAGTGCTAGTTCTGTAATGATAGGTTTAGAAGGGAATTTCCCACTCTCTTGTACTACCTGTTTTTTTTTAGGTTGCTCTTGTCCACCTGCGTAATGTTCTTCCTCTGTTACACCACCTGTCCAAAGCTCAAGACCTATACCAAATCGCATACAACAACGCTTTAGTCCATCACTCACTGCAAGTTTAAGTATCTCGCTTTCAGTAATGTTTCTGTTTAATGCGTTCATATCAACATCACCAACTTCTTCCATTCTGCCTAGACCTTCAATCTCTAGCACACAAACTGCACCTACAACAGCGTTATCTTTATCTCGTAAAACTTCTTTTACAAAAAAATTATATTGTCCACCTACAACATCAACTAATCTCTGTGTGTATAAGTGATGTGGAACATACGATCCAAACTTACCTTTTGGTGCAGGTTGCACAACAGTTTTAGGAAAGTTTTTGATTAACTTTTTATGTGTTTCTTTATCCATTTATATACTTACCTTTCTTTTGTCCATAATTGTATTAACTAACCATTTTACTTCTGGTTTTTTTAATTTACTCTTACAAATTGTTTCTGTATGACCTGAATTTTTCCAATGATAATCACCCTCAAATCGTAAATTATTTTCGTATGTAAAAGTTTTAATTAAATTTTCGTAGTGTACTATTTTAGCACCCTTGCCTTTGGAAAAAAATATTAATTTTAAACCTTGTGCTTCGTGTTCTTTTACTCTTCGTTCTATATTATTACTTATTCCATACTTATAAAACTTATCATTTTCCATTAAGTAAAAATATTTATATTTATTATTAAGTTTATTTTTATCATTCCTTACCTTTGAATTTTTAAATATTCTAAAACAAACATCACTACAATATTTTCCCCAACGTTCCTTATAAAAAACTCTATCGCATACTTTACAATATTGTTCTTGATTTTTAACTTGTGTTTTAAAACCTTTATTAATAGCAGTTATGTAATTACAATGATCATCACAATACCTTCTAGCTTTAGGGTTTATATTATTAGTACAATTATCAACCATACATTTTTTTGGGTTTTCTAATCTATACCAATAATGTAATCCTCTTTTATAATTAGAATATTGAGTAGCACAATCCTTTGTGCAACAACTTCTCTCTCTACCTTCTTTCACAAAAAAATTAAAACACCATTTGCTTTTACATTTTTTTAACATCTCTTACCTGTTTTGTGTGCCTACATTGTAGTAGTACGTTACGACACTTTTACGTTTTTAAGAATTTTATAGATCATATCTCTTGTAAGTCCTGTGCGTTCTGCTAACTTCATAGCACTCCACTTGTGTTCTATATAAAGTATGCCTACACTTTCGTTTCGTATAGAGATATATTTATCCTGTAAAAATTTAAGTTCGCCTAGACTTTTGTTAGATTGATCCAACGCTTTTAATACTTTAGTTTCTGTTGTCATTATTCCTCCTCTAGTATTTCAATGTAATCGTAATCAGGAACATCAGTAGTTTCACTCCACCAATTTGCAACCATATCTTTGATCTCATCTTCCTCGCATACAAAATCAACACTAAAATCAAATTCAACTCTGTGTCTTTTCATTATTCCTCCTCTAATTTATTTATTTCTTTTGAAATTTTTTCATTAAGCTCGTAATCTGATTCAGGAATATAGGACCATAAAATTTCTATTTGTTTTTCTAACTCTTGTATTCTGCTCATTATTCCTCACAATCACAATCTAGTGCGTTGAAATATGGAGCAGTAGTTGTGATTTCTGTGCAACATACTACACCATCTGCTATTAACATTTGTAAATATGTTTCATAAAAATATTTACTCATTATTCCTCCTCCTCTGCTCTCTGTATTAATTCATACGCTTTATCCTCACTAATGTTATATCTATTTGCTATTACTTCGCATAAGTAATCAGTAGCGTAATATATTGTGTGTGTAAATATTACTTCTCCATAGCTTATTTGTATATTTTCTAGACTTGCAATATCAAAATCATTTAAAGCCATATCCTCTGAAATATTTAAGTCATACTTATCTTTAATTGTCATTATTCCTCCTCGTTATAATTAAATTGTATTAGATCTTCATACTTCCAATTAGTTGCAACTCCCATTTGAGAACAGTATTCAG